CAACAACGGCAACCACGCAAGCATCGAACTCCGCAAGCTCCGCTACCGCTTCCGCCGCGAGCGCGGCGTCTGCGTCCGCATCCGCGTCTTCGGCATCGTCTAGCGCGGCTAACGCCGCGTCTTCGGCGGCTTCAATTTTGGGAAGCGTAACGAGCGCATCGGCGAGCGCAACGCAAGCGGCTGCAAGTGCGAGCGACGCCTTGGCGTCAAAGAACGCAGCGGCTTCTTCTGCGACAGCGGCGCAGGCGTCATCGACGGCGGCTGCGAGCAGTCAGGCGTTGTGTTCCAGTTACGAGGTGAGCGCGGCGAACAGCGCGGCGATTGCAACGACCAAGGCGCACGAAGCGAATTTGTCGGAAGCTGCGGCGGAGGCAGCGAAGCTGACGGTATTGCAAGCAGAGTCTGTGATTTTGCCAGCGGCCAGCGACGCGAATATGCGTTGGCAGCAATTCGATGCGAGGTATCTTGGGGCGTTTGCTGTCAATCCGACGTTGGACAACGATGGCGGCGCGTTGGTGGTTGGAGCCACTTTTTTCAACACGGCTGTCAACGAGCTGCGGGTATGGAATGGGACGGCTTGGATGGCGCAGTATATCAACGCCAACAACACGGTTTCTTCATTTAATTCAAGACAGGGCGTTGTTACGTTGCAAGCGTCGGATGTTTCCGGGGTGGCGACGGGTGGTGTTTCTACAATTTTGACAAGCAACCTTACGGCATCGCGGGCGCTTGCGTCTGACGCTTCCGGCAAGGTTGCAGTTAGCGCGGTCACAGCGACCGAGCTTGGGTATGTTTCTGGCGTGACGTCTTCGATTCAGACGCAGTTGAACGGGAAACAAGCAACGATTGCGGCAGGGACGACGGCGCAATATCGTCGTGGCGACAATACGTGGCAGGATTTCTTTACTAGCGTCCGTGCGGCAACGTTGACCGGCCTTTCGACCGCAACGAGCGCGGTCATTGCGGCGACAGACACGGTATTGGACGCGCTTGGCAAGTTGCAAGCGCAGGTTAGCGCGTTGCAAACGTCGTTGTCATCGAAACTTTCGTCTGTCAGCTTTGCTGTGGACGCGTTTACGGGTAATGGGACAACAACCGCGTTCACATTGGGCGCGGCTTCGACATTGAATGCGACGATTGTGCATGTGGACGGTGTTTATCGTCACAAAACCGAGTATTCCGTCAGCGGAACAACGCTGACATTCACGACGGCCCCGGTCAATCTTGCAAAAATTGAAGTAATGCGTCTGCAAGCCTCATAATCATGGCCGAGGAAGATATAAAGCACACATTGGGCGTTGTTGTTGGAAAGCTGGACATGCTTTTGGAGAATCAAAAGACTAATACGGAGCGATTGGCTCACATTGAACAGCGTGTTGGCTCGTTGGAATCGTATCGCGGGTATCTGATGGGGGGTATTGCAGCTTGCGCGTTGCTTTGCACGATTGTTGTTGAATGGATCAAAACCAAGATCGGCGGTTGAGCATGTGTTTGTTTTTTTGTTGACCTGTCGTCGCAGAACGGCGTATTTTTTTACAAAACCAACAACCAATCCTATGAAAGCAATCATCAATTCGGCGCTATCGCGCCTCAAAGAGAAATCCACTTGGGCAGGACTTGCCTCATTGGTAGCCTTGGCCGGTCTGAAGGTTGATCCAGACCTGTTCGGGCAGATTAGCACGACTGCAATCGCGCTGATCGGCCTTTATGAGATTGCCCGCAAGGAATCCAAGTAGGATGAAGGCGAAAAGCGGGGCGGTTGTTATTGTGGCTTTGGGTTGGCTACTTGCAGCCGTCCTGCTTTTGTCTGGTTGTTCTTCGTTTGGCCCGATAGCTTTCAGTCTTGAGAGTGATTACGGGCGGTTTACATATCAGTTGCCGGAATTGCCATCCCGCACATTGAATGACAAGTAAACTTCTCAAGATTGCCGAGGCGGAAGTTGGGGTTCGCGAAAGCGGTGGTAACAATAGCGGCAGGAGGATTCGCGAGTATCAGACGGCTACAAATCTCAAGCCTGCTTCTTGGCCTTGGTGCGCCGCGTTTGTCTGTTATTGTATTCGGGAGTGGTTGAACGACCCGGAAGTTGTTGCGTGGTTGGGGCTGAAGTCCAGCACGCCGGAATCTTGGAGGCCGAAGACGGCATTGGCGTATGGGTTTTACGCTTGGAGCAAATCGCATCCAAAAACGACTCTGCTTTTTGACGAAACCGCGCAGCCGGAGGCTGGCGATATAGTTATGTTTGATTTTTCTCACGTTGGTTTCGTTGTCCGCAAGGACGGTGATTTTATTGAAACCATCGAAGGGAATACGAACACCAAGGGAACGCGTGACAGCGTTTCTGGCGACGGAGTTTTTAGAAAAATCCGTCACAAGAGCATTGTAAGAAATTTCCTTCGGATTCGACCATCTTGTTAATATGCCAAAAAAACCGCGAGCGATCCGCATTAAGATTCGCGGCAAAATTTGGAGGGTCGAGCAGCGTCCGGCAATAAAGCTGGAGGGCCGCGAGGTTCGGGGGTTTTGCGACAAATCCGAGAGGTTGATTGTGCATGACGGCGGGCCGGACATGGCGTTTACGTTGATTCACGAGGTTTTGCACGCGTGTCTGTGGGATTTGGATGAGACGGCTATTGAGGAAACCGAGGAGGCGATCAAGACGGTTCTTTCAAGAACAGGCTTGATTGACATGTGAAGCATAATCGTGAAACAGAAACCTAATTTTCCACAAAGCGCGGTGTATCGGCTTTTCGCTAATTAAAACTTCCAAAAAAAATGGCAGACACAAGAACCGAAGACCAAAAGACAGCCGACGCTGTTATTGCATACGAGAGAACCCTGTTAGCCGCAAAGCGGCGTTTAAGGCTTACGAAGGCAGCGAATGATTTGATCGACTTCACTTGCCTGATGATGCCAGACCCGAACGACCCGGATAACGCAGACCTTTCAAGATACCTTCCAGCCAAGCATCATCAAGTCATTGCCGCCGCCTTGCAGGAAGTGGAGAAGGGCAACATGCTTCGCTTAATTATTACGATGCCGCCGCGTGCTGGAAAATCCGAGCTGGCTTCCAAGAAATTCATTCCTTGGTTAATGGGACGCGATCCATACCGTCATGTTATTTTTGCAACGTATAACGAAACATTTGCTCAAGATACTGGTCGCGCCGTGCGCGATTTGATGAAGCAGAATCTCTATAAGCAGGTTTATCCCGGCTGCGGCTTGCGCCCCGGATCGGCTGCGGCAGACCGTATCCAGACAAACGAAGGGGGAATTGCCGCATTCGTTGGTGTTGGCGGCTCGATAACGGGTCGCGGTGCTGACTTTTTGCTGATTGACGATCCCATCAAAGACCGCGAGCAGGCAGACAGCCCGACCGAGCGAAACAAGCAATGGGATTGGTTTACGCAAGTTGCCATGACGCGTCTTATGACGGCTGGTTCACGCGTCATAATCATTATGACTCGCTGGCATGAAGATGACTTGATTGGCAGGCTTACCGATCCATCCAACCCTTGCTACAACAAGGAGGAGGCAAAAAGCTGGAAGATTCTTGCGTTGCCCGCGTTGGCTGAAGACAACGATCCGCTTGGCAGGAAGCGCGGAGAGTCGCTTTGGGCTGACAGGTTTCCTGTTGAGTTTTTGGAAAACGCCCGCAGGCTGAACCCGCGCGGCTTTTCGGCTTTGTATCAGGGCAGGCCGACGCCAGACGACGGAGAGTTTTTCAAGAAAGAATACCTCAAGACATACAAGCCGGAGGAGCTTCCGAAAAACCTTCGTATTTATTGCGCGAGCGATCACGCGGTTTCCGTCAAGCAGGATCGCGACCCGACCGTTCTGATGGCGGCTGGAGTTGACGAGGATGGCGTTATTTGGGTTCTGCCGGATGTCTGGTGGAGGCGCGAACAAACAGACAAAGTTGTTGACGCCATGCTCTCAATGATGAAACGGCACAAGCCGATATTCTGGTGGGCTGAAAACGGACATATTAGCAAGGCAATCGGGCCGTTTTTGCGGAAACGCATGGTTGAGGAACAAATTTTTTGCTCCATCATCGAGATGACGCCGGTCAAAGACAAGATGACGCGCGCGCAGTCAATACAAGCTATGGCTTCGTTGCATCGCGTCAGGTTTCCGGGGTTTGCTCCTTGGTGGTCGCAGGCCGAGCAAGAGCTTCTGAAATTTCCAGCCGCAAGGCATGATGACTTTGTTGACGCGTTGGCATGGATTGGTCTGGGGCTGAATTTGCAGCACAATGCTTCTGCCGCAATCAAACCGAAGGAGCATATCCAGACAGGAACGCTGGCATGGGTAAAGCAACAGACGCGCGCAGACGCGCTTGCGAAAAGACTTGCCTATCGTGATGGTTTTTGATTGATTTTGCGAAGCTATGTATGATCCCTTGCAGCCATCGCAGGCAAATCCGTTAATGCCTCCAATGCCAATGATGCCGTCCGAAGACGGCGGCATTCCGATTGATGCGCTTGCGCCACAATCTATCGAAGACTCTGAATCCCAAGAAGCGCAAGAAACTCCGCATTATGAGCCGGAGCCTGCAAGGAAAAAATTAGTCAATCGCTGGACGTCTCTCGTTCAATCTGCCAAGAAAAAACATGAAGGCGCATTTAAGCGAATGCGCGACGATTTGAAATTTCTGGCTGGAAAACAATGGAGTGAAAGCAGCGAGGAGTCTCGCTACCAAGCTAACATTGTTCAGCGACACATCGCGCAGCGCGTCGCAGCCCTGTATGCCAAGAATCCTGTAATCAAATGCAAGCGCAGGGATACGATTGATTTTGAGAAATGGGAAGGAACGCTGAACGAAGCGAATATGATGGCAGGAGTCATGCAGCAGGGAGCGGCTGTTGGCGTCCAGCCTGACCCGATGGTTTTGGAAATGATGTCCGACATCAAGCAGGGATACGAAAAGCGCCGCCTGCTGGATCGCGTTGCAAAAACAATGGAGATTGTCTGCAAGCACACATTGGACGAACAGCTTCCTCCGTTCAAGACGCAGATGAAGCAGTTGACCCGCCGCACGTGCGCGACTGGTGTTGGTTACGCCAAGCTGGGCGTTCAGCGTTTTTTGAAAAAACGCCCGGAGGACATCGAGAAAATCACAGACATTACGCAGCGGATCATTGAAATTGAGCGGCTGCAATCGCAAATCGAAGACGACAAAAATCAAATGTCCACGCTTGACGCAGAGGCGGAACATCTTCGCGTTTCGCTTGGCGCTTTGCAAGCGGCCCCAGAGATTGTCGTGCGAGAAGGCATCGTTGTTGATTTCCCGAAATCAACATCAATTATCGTTGACCCGCGCTGCACCTATCTTCGCGGGTTTCTTGGGGCGAAATGGATCGCACATGAGTTCATCATGTCTGTCGATGACGTTCAAGAAATCTACGGGGTTGACCTCGAAAAAGGACGCTTCACCGCTTACCAGAATCCAGAAACGCAACGCTTCAAAATTGAACACGGCGATGAAGATTCCAGCAAGCAGCCGGATCAGGTTTGCGTCTGGGAAATTTACAGCAAGACAGACGGATTGGTTTACACCGTCGCGGAAGGTTACTGCAACTTCCTTGAGGAGCCTCGCGAGCCGCACATTCAGCTTGAGCGTTTTTGGCCGTTTTTTGTTTTGGCTTTCAATGAAATTGAAAGCGAATGCGAAGTGTTTCCGATTTCAGACGTGCAGCTTTTGCGCCCAATGCAGCTTGAATATAACAGGCTTCGCGAAGGGTTGCGCGAGCATCGTTTTGCAAATCGCCCATTGACGGCTATCCCAGACGGCGTTCTCGACCCGGAAGACAAATACAAGTTGGAGTCAAGGCCAGCAAACGGCGTCGTTACATTGAAAGGCTTGCAGCCCGGCCAAAAAGTCGGAGAGCTATTGCAGCCAGTAGACGGCCCAAGGATTGACCAATCGCTATACGACACAACTCCAATTTTTGAAGACGTTCTTCGTGTTGTTGGAACACAGGAAGCAAATCTTGGAGGAACAGGCGGCGGCACGGCAACAGAATCCAGCATCGCTGAAAGCTCCCGCATGTCTGCATTGGCTTCCAATGTCGATGATCTTGATGATTTTCTTAACGAGCTTGCTCGCGCGATGGGGCAGGCGTTGTTCCAGCAAATGTCGGCAGAAACCGTCAAAAAAATTGCTGGCGTCGGTGCTGTCTGGCCGGAGCTTTCGGCCCAAGAAATTTCCAACGAACTTTTCTTGGAGGTTCAAAGCGGATCAAGCGGACGCCCCAACAAGGCCGCTGAAATTGCAAACATCGAAAAGATCGTTCCGCTTCTTTTGCAAATCCCCGGAATTGCTCCAGAGTGGCTTGCCAAGGAGCTTATTCGTCGCATGGATGACAAGCTGGATGTCACAGACGCGCTAGGCGGGCCGCTGCAATCCATTGTTGCGATGAACGCGCAAAAGCAAATCGCGACAGGAAATCCGGCAACAGACCCAAACATGCAAGGCGCGCAGGGCGCGAACAATTCTCCATCCGGCCCGCAGGCTCCGCAAGATAATCAAATGCCAGCAGCGGGGCAAATCCCTCCGCCGATGCCAATGGGATAATTTTCTTGCAATAATTCTTCGCCCAACATACAACAGCCAATATGCCAGCGGATACTTTTGAGAGAGCTTATGGTGTAACAACGGCAATCAATGTCGTTCCGTCTGACACCGTTAATTTGGAGTTCGGTTTTTCTATTGGAACGACCGTCACCTTCTCCAGCCTTCCGGCTGGATCGTCTCTGTCTGGGCAGACATATTTGATTTCAGCGACCCCTACGAACAATAAGTTCAACATCACGACGCTGGCTGGCGGCGCTGTTTCAGTTTCAAATTCAGCCATCACGGCAAACACCACGAAAGTTTCTTCTGGCGGTTTGCAGGCGACGATTTCTGCGCTTTCCAGCGGTCTTTTTACATACATCAACGCGAACGACGGCGGTTTTACTCGCGGCTTGTATGTCGGCGGCACGGGCGCTTTGAAAGTCAGGATGAAGGACGGGCAAGACATCACTTTTGCAAAAATTCTCGCCGGATCATTTCTTCCGATTGTTGTTTCACGCGTTTATTCAACCGGCACAACTGCAACTGAAATCATCGCGCTAAAATGAGTCTTGGAGTAGGTTCACTTGTAATCGGCCAAGAGCCAGACAGCAGCTACATCAAGGCTGGTGAAAGCGCCTACCAGATTGCTGTTAGAAAAGGCTTTGTTGGCACAGAAAGCGATTGGTTGCAGTCGCTTCAAGGCGCTGGTCGCGCCTATTCTGGCGCTGTTCCTCCGGGCGCTCCGATTATTGGCGATTTATGGTGGGACACTATAAACAAGCGCCTGTATGTTTACCAGACCTCAAATTGGGCCGAGGTCAACG